ACTATTCCCCGAGTCTATTCTTGAACGTATTGCAATTTCTGTTAACTTGTTCGGGTCAGTAATACCTTTCTTCACAGCATCATTTATTTTTATAGCAAACTTTCTAAACCAACCTGGTCCGTTCCATGTACCATAGACAAAGTGAAACATTAAATTAGGATTTGATTCTACTATTTTTCTCGCCTCAGGTGAAAGATAATTATTCATGTTCTTCAAAAAGAATGGTTTCATCATTTTAGCAACCAAACTTTTCAATTTTGGTTCTAAACTACCACCCATATATTTGTGTTTCCACTTTGAACTAGCATCGGCATCATCAATTAACTTCCAAAATTCTCTTCCCTCAGGTGAAGTATTAATGTCACCACCATGTCTTCTATCAATACCCATCATAGTTTCACCTGATTTTCCCATTGCACTTTGATTCATCTTAGGGTGATAATAACCACCTTCTATATTATCAATAACTTTGTTTGTAATCTCTTCAAAAGAACTTGGAGATGTTTGAGGAGTTATAATATTTGTGTCAACATATGTTGCGTCTTGTGGTGTAGAACTACCTTTCATGAATTTCTCAACATCAAAAAATGAAGGTCGTTTTTCTGAAGAGAATGATTGTTCTTCAATATTCATTAATTTCTGTTGTCTCTTAATATCTTCTACTAATCGTCTTTTCATTGGGTGACCTTTAAAAAATAAATACCTATAATATAAGAAATACCTCGTTTATTGAAACATAATTGAGGATATTTAAGTATTTATGTTTATACTTACCAAAACATGCCGGATAAAAATCTCATATTAAAAAGGTCTCTACAAAAGATTGTCAAGTTGGCAATCAAGAAAGACCCTATTTTATCTGATGTATACCGTGTTGACATAACATTTTTATTTAAATCACCTGTTATGTCAGCAATGTGTGATTGGGTTTATGGATTAAAAATCTATACAGATTCTGAGTTTGTTGATAGAATTGCAATCGCCAATAGACTCAAGTCAAAAATAACCAACATCATCTCTCAAGTATCTAACGATTCATTCTGTTGTACAGATGTTTCATTTGAGTAAAACTTAACCCATTTTTATTTTCTGACAAAGATGAAGTGCCTGAGCAATAACTTGGTGCATGTCATAGTATTGATAAGTTCCTAACCTACCGCCGAACATATACTTCTCAAGTTTATCACCTTGTATTTTATATTTGGTGTAAATCTCACCATTTGTATCATCCTTGATTGGGTAATACGGTTCATTATCACCTGTATAGTCACAGGGATATTCTTTACTAACATAACTTGTTTTTTGATTTTGATAGTCAAAGAACTTATGTTCTAAAATCCTTGTGAATGGTGTATCACTGTCAGTATAATTAACCACGGGATGTCCTTGAAAACTGTGTGAAGTAATATGGACGTTCTCCCACCTCAAACTACGGTATTCTAATCTACCATGTTCGTAATCAAAAAACTTATCAATTGGTCCTGTGTAGATTATCTTATCCGCAGCCTCTTCCCACATTCTTTTGTTTTCAAAGAAGTCTTGGTTCAAGAACACATCAACATTGTCCAATAACTTTTCAAATATCTGTGTGTACCCGCCAACAGGAATACCTTGGTATCTATCATTGAAGTAATTATTGTCCCATGTAAACCTTACAGGTATTCTTTTGATGATTGACGCAGGTAGTTCCGCACATTTCTTCCCCCATTGTTTCTCGGTATATCCCTTAATAAACTTCTCATATATGTCGGTACCAACCATAGACAAGGCTTGTTGTTCTAAGTTAGTTACAGGACCCTTATACCTTTGTTCCTCTATCTTCGCCTTTGCTTGTTCTTCTGTCTTCACACCCCACAGTTGGTAGAATGTCCACATATTAAATGGGAGGGTGTATAACTCTTCTTTGTAGTTTGCTATGGGTGAATTAACAAACTGTTTAAAATCTGCAAATTGATTTACCCAATCCCATATCTTTTTACTGTCTGTATGAAAGATGTGTGCACCGTATCGGTGAACATGAATTCCGTCAACATCTTCGGTATAACAGTTACCCCCAATGTGACTTCTTTTATCTATTACAAGTACTCTATGATTTTTACCCAACTCGTAGGCACAGGTTGCTCCGAAGAGTCCTGCGCCTACGATTAGGTAATCATATTTGCTATTCGAAATCAAATTCAACACCGTCAGAACTTAATACTGGTTCCTCAATTCTACGTTTGAGTTTATCTGACCACTCTTGTAAGAAATTTGATGTGTTATGGTAACAACGGTCTTCAATCAAGAAACACATCTGAGGGAATGGATTCACTCTTTCTTGTCCCATCATAATTTGTAAGTATCCATAGATTTCATCGTATCTTCTTTGAGTTTCCAAGAAGAAACACAGGTAGAGTAAGTGTTCGTTTCTTATTGGAGCGAACGCCTCTGCCTGATGAAAACACTTTTCAGCTTTTTCCAAGTCACCAATTACTTCCCAAGCCTGACCCATCAAGATAAATGCGAAGTAAGCCATCTCATCAATTCTTGCAGGTCTACCAGTAACATAATAGTTGTGAGAATACTCCATGAACTTTTCGTAGTAGAAAATACATCTTCTAGCAAATTCTTTTGAGTGGTCTAAACCAAATGGAAGTTCGTCAGACTTACCCCAACAATCAGAGTATGATTTTGCAACATACCAAAGGTGATACAAATCTTCTTTAACGGTATTACCAACCACTTTGTCAATCTCAAGTTCCAACGCGTCTTTCAAGAACTTTCTTGGAACATTCCAAGTCTGTCCGTCACTGTGAACCACATGTCTGAATCCTTCAGGGAGAGTAACTCTAACAAACCCTTCACCGATTTCAGGTAAGTGGATTGTTTCGTGTCTTTTATCGTGTTGGAAGAACCATGGTCGGTCAGCATTCCACAACCAAGTTCGGTAGTATCTCATACCGTTTGCATGTGCAATTACGTTATAAGAATCCACACTCAAGTCATCCAATACGGACCAATCAAAATCTTCATCAATCTCAAGAATCTCATCAGCGTCCATCCTCAAAATCCATTGACATCCGTGGTCTGTTTGGAGACATGTCTTCAAGGTATGGTCTCGGTTCCAACCTGGATATTGCCATTCAATCTCATAGAGTAAACCAGGGATTCCTTTTTCCGCAAAGAAGTTACGGATAATGTCCTGAGTTCCGTCTTTTGAACCGTTATCTTGGATAACCCAATAGTCAATGTGTCTCCACACTGTTTCTAACATTCGGGTTATTGTTGGTGCCTCGTTGGCAACCATTGCGTTTAAACACAATTTAATTTTCTTGTTATTATTCATAGATGTAATTCATTACTTGTTCTTCATTATGATACTTTCTCACTCCCCCACGGTTTTGAAACTTCTGAGAGTGACCCAGTTCTTCATCCCAATTCCAATCTTCAAAACCCAACTCAATGATTCTCTCATGAATTCGTTTGTCATAGTGGTCTCGGATTAATCTTGCTCTACGATTGATGTCTGTCGCATTGTTATCAACCGTTGAATTTTTATTGTTATATTGGATGTATAACATTTTTTTGACGTGAATCATTCGTGTATGTAGAAATGTATGAACAATAAGTTCAAAGTCATCAGCAACAGGTGTCAACTTGTTGTGTCCACCAATCTCATGATATAGTTTTCTCTCCCACATTCTTACATGGTTTGGCATTGATATGTTAAACCGTATGGACAATGGATTGATATCGGGGTACCAATGTGCCAGTCTCTCCACACCATCAACCATAACTTTGGTATGACCTGCATATCCAAAGTCAAAGTAATTGTCGTGTCTTGCGTACCAATCACCTGACCAATCGTGGTCATAGTATTTGAATTCACCATCCTCGTAACACTCGGTCACGTCTGTGTATAGGAAACCAGCATCGGGGTATTGAAGGATGGCATCATGAGAGATTTGTAAACACTCTGAAGTTAATGCATCATCATGGTCCAACTCAACCAACCAATCCCCATCACCAAGTGTTGCCGCTCTGTGTTTTGCCAAACCAACGTTACCACCTGTAATTGGATACAACTTGTGAGGTTTTACCCTGTAGTCCTTCTCAGCAATTTTCTTGAGGATATTCCACGTAACATCATCAGGGGAATCATCCAACACAATCCATTCCCAATTGGTGAATGTTTGTTTTTTCATACTCTCATAGGTTCTGTAAATCCTTTCGTTTGTCTTATACGTTGGAGTGAATACTGAGAACCGTGGACGTATGTATTCGGTGTTTCTGAAAACAGACTGACATACAATCACATTTGCCAAAACCATATCAGGTAACGGTTCATCATAATGAATGTGAAATCTCGTTAGATGAAAATGTGGTATTTCAATGTTCTCATCAAAAGAAATAATTAGGTCAGGTTTATACTGTGTATAATCTTCAATGACTGTATTCTCATAGGGTAAAGAATAAATCACAACCTCATCATGAAGGTGTTCCTCCCAGTAAATGTCTGAATGTAATATAATCTCCCCCAAAGTGTGCCAACCGTAAACGATTGCCGATGGTTTTTTTGTTTGCATACAATAAAATTATAGGTAAACAACTCTACGAGTCAATTGAGTTTTTTCAAGAAAAATATTTATTTGAATGTTACAGGAACTATTACCACTGATATTGGTTTTTCTACTCCTTGGGATGCTCAGTGTTGCAGTTCGTAATAAAAAATGAAGGGTCTCCTTTTACAGAGACCCTTACACTTTAGGACAACATTTCCAACATGATACTCCTGTCACCCTCCCACTTTTTGATTTGTGACCTTGGAATCCAAAACTCCATCAAACCAATCTCTTCCACTCTTTTGAGGTAGTCCTCACGGTATTGTTCCGCCTGAGACCTGTCGGTGATGTATGGGACCCTCATGTGTTTAGAACAAATCTTACCCATACCAGTCAACATTGAGAACTCATCAGTCAAAGTTTTAGCACAACACATACAAACCTTACTACGTTTTACCGTCATCTTACCTTGGAACTTCACAGCCTTTGGTGATATACCCAACATCTTGGTGATATCAATTAAGGTTGGGTTAAACTCAAGACCGTAAGTCTCTTTGAGTTGTTGACCAATCTTACGACCAATCAAGATAGTCTCACCAGGAGTCGGAATACGTAGTTTAAGAACCTTGTCTTTGTATTCCTCCTTGTCAATCTGAGCAATTGCTGCTGTGATTTGTTTGTCAGTCAAAGTTCCCCACTTTTGGAACTTCTCGGCGATGTCCTTTACGAACTTACTTTCCCCTGTGTATTCTACGATACGTTTGAGTTCGGGACGCTCATCTACAGTAATCTTGGTTGGTTGACTGTTAAGACATTTTTCTGCGGCTTCCATTTGTTTTGGTGTTAAACGTCCCCATTGGTCAAGGGAATCTTTCATTTTGTTGATAAAACTGTTGTTTCCTTGGTAGTTACGAACTTTCTCGGTGATTTTGATGGTGTCTGTCATGGTGTTTGTTATTTGTTATACAAAGATACAAATAAACTTCATCCCCACAAGCAAAAAAGAAAAAAATCCCCTCTTTTTTTCAGAGGGGATTCTCACTCTTAGTTTTGAGTGAAGGCTTTGTCTGCCCAAGTTTTGGCTCCCATGAAATCCCAAATGTTCATATCACACATTTTGGGGTGAGAACTTCTCATATCACCAACTGTCATAACTTCCAAGAACCCTTTGTCAATACCGTTCCACTTACCACCTTTGGTAGTGAATACGTTGAACCAATGTCCACTTTCGCCCTTCACCTGAATGTTAATCAAAGCATCTTTCTTGTAACCAGCAATAACTGAGTGAGGAGTTCCTTTGGTGTCGTGGATAGTGATGAATCCTGCCTGACATTTTCCTGCCACACGGAATTCGTATTCCTTGTCTGTGTCTTTAAGGAAGTTAGAGACCGTAACCGACAGACGTTTGCCGTCTATGATGGTGTCAAATGAGCCGTAGAATACGTCTCCTGACATTACGCCTTCAGTTACTTTGATGATTGATTTGGTCGGGGTAGAGATTGTGTTTGTCATAGTAGTGGTTGTTTTTAACACTACAAAGATACGCACAAAATCCGAACCGCCAAACTTTTTTTTTAAATTCTACAAGAACCGTCACAAGCTTGTCCAACGCCATCAATAAAACCCCTTCTCATATCAACGTGTGTGTTTTTGGTATAACTTGTTTTTCTACCACAAATAACACAACTTTCATACTCATCATCAGAACGTTCTTCAATACCAACGACATGTCCGTAATCATCAGTAACTAACTTGACATGTTCGTCATAATTTTTCAAACGGTTATCACGCTCATTCCAATACTTTTCTCTAACGTATTTTCCGAGTTCCAAATCATTTGGTCTTTCCAAAATTTCAAGGTTTGTAATTTTTATTTCCATTTTTATTTTAATAATACATACCAAATATTGAAAAAAAATACTATCAATTCACTTTTACTGTATTTATATTAAAAGTCAGACTGTGACCAACGAGAAAATTTATCAATACGTTTTGAAATACTCTTATGTGTTTGACCAAATACCAAACATACTTGACCTTATTACCGTACAAATTAATAAATTGTGGGAATGGGAGTATGGTGGAAGATTTAGGAAATTTACAAATGATGATGATTCCAAATTTGCAATTATGTTATTTCTACATAGAGAAGGATATTCTTATGACCAAATTATTAATAAAGTTAAAAATACTACCGCAATAATCCTTGGTTCCGAAAACGAAGCCCAAATTTCAGATACTTGTGATGAATGCGGTGGAGATGGTCGTTATGATTGCTCAATGTGTGATGGTAGTTCAACAGTTGAATGTGATGACTGTGATGGAACAGGAGAAGTGGATGGTGAGCTTTGCTCCTCGTGTCAGGGTGGAGGTGAACTTGATTGTGGTGAATGCGATGGAGATGGTTATAATCAATGTCATGAATGTGATGGAGACGGTGTAGTCGAAAACCCCGACAAAACTATGTTTACAACAATAACTTATCTAACCTTCAATCCTGTGATTGCCAACTATTTTAGAGAAAATTTAAATGGTGTTGTTCCCGAAATTTCAAACTCAATTTACAATGACTTACATAAATTAGATGAAAGTGATTTTGAAGTTGAATTATTAAACGATTATAAAAAGGTGTCCAATTATGTTATTGAGGTAACTTCAGACCCTGAGGAATTAACTGAACTAATTTCGGACGCAACTGCCGAAATTGAAAAAAAATACTTATGGATTTTAACGGCATAGTAAAATTTTTAAAATCCCGCGGTGGATACCCTAACCCAAATATGAATTTATATTTGGAGATGTTTGACATGACTCAATCAGAATTTCTCATGTCTATGAACGAGTCTTTAGGTGAAGAAGGTACCAAAACATTATTAAATAAGTCAATCAAAAAATTAACTAAAGACGGACCATTTAGGTTTAATATTGATAGTTTAGAACCTGGGTCATACGTTGAGTTGGATTTTACAAATTCATCCGTTTATGTTGAAGAAATTAATGATGAAAGATATGTAACAGCCATAATAGAAAATTGGGACATACCAAATTCAAATATAATCTACTCACATATAAATGACGATGGGGAAGAAGAGATAAAACATTTTGATATTGATGGTTTATTAGATTTTTTATGGGATGAAAACCCGTACGACTACTCCGATGCATTAAATGAATGGATATCATTTCTTACAAAACAAATCAGTTCATATATGGGAATCCCAATAGGATTATCTGATAGAGTAAAAAAATAAAAAAGGTCAGCCGAAACTGACCTTTTCTTTTGGGACTGACCGAATGACAGTCAATCACTCCACCACCTGACATTATGTCAGGAAATTATTTGGTAACTAAAGCTTCCACCTTAGATTTCATATGTTCTGACAAACTAAGTTCACCAACTGTTGGTGTAACCAAGGAAGTCAAAACAATAGAGTCAACCAAATACTTGTAAGGAATGTGAACCAAGAAGTCGGTACCATTGAAGAAATCTAAATCTCCTTTGAGTTCCAAACAACCGTGAACCATTTTCAAAAATAACTTAAACTGAACACCATCAACAAAAGTTTCATTCAAGAGGGTTCCGAACTTCTCGTTCTCAATCCGAATATTGTATGTGAAATTTATTTTCATATCTGTTATTTAACACTACAAATATAAAAAGAACTTTTCAATTCGTCAAATCTTTTTTTAAAAAAATAGGGAACCTCGATTTTATGACCGTAGTCAACCCATTCTTAGTTGCGATGCCTTGGAATCGAACCAAGCTATGTGGGCTTATGAGACCCATGGAACACCTTGCCCCCCGCCCGCCATTTTATAACTTTAAATATCCGTGGTCAAACTCCCAATGATGGTTCGGACAAAGTCCTACTAAATTATCTTTTGAGTTTATTTCTGTTATCAAGGATTCATCACTGAACGAAGATACAGATTTTATATGACAAACTTGAATGTGTTTATCATAACCACAAACTTTACAAGTTTTATCTCCTTTATTTTTTTCATACACATATTGCGCATGTTTTCTAATTTCGGCTCTAAACTTATAATAAATCCCTTTCTTTTCAAAAAACTTTTTTTTTGTAATTCCATTAAAGAAACTAAATCTTTCGGGTCTTACAATCTCTTTTTTTTCTTCTTTTTGTTTTTTCTCTCTTTCTAAATTATTAAACTTAGCAGAACAAGAACTATTACAAAAATATTTTTTTCTTACTTCAGAAACTTTTTGGTTATCATTAACCCTTATTACCTCACCACAAGATTTACATATATTTGGTGATTGATAATAATCTTCTAATGATTTTTCTCTTCTTTTTTTATTTCCGATTTCAGCGGCTTTTTGGTATCTGTTCATATATTATAAATATCACAAATATACCGAAAAACCACCACACAACCAAAAAAATACCTCACAATATATTTTAATGATTACAATCCCACTTCCCCACGGTCACCTATCCACGTCATGCGCTGGTTGTACCAGCGGGTGTAATCAAATTTTTAAAGAGCTAAACAACATCCGATAAAAAATCCCACAACTTTCTATGTTTTCTCAAACACTCGTTGTGGGATTGTGAACCGAGGATTTAACTCCTCTTCTTCCGAGTGTCTCACAAAGATAAAACAATTTTTTCAAATTGTCAAAGGGGCTAAGTGAAACTTTTTTGTGGGGTGTCTCTACCTTTCGGTGGAGATTATAAATATAGTTATACTATTGAAAAGTTCAATCTTTTTCAAAAATATTTTGTAAAATTGTTTTTAAATACACTCCTGTATCCATATTATTGACTTTGTCCAATCCAAAATACCCACATTCAGTATGTTCATGTCCATCTTGAGCAGTTTCAAGGTTAGGGTACATATACTCGTGAGTATTCAACAAATAAACATACATCATACCTTTTATACTACCGTCTGTCTTTTTCTTTTTTGGTAGTATACCCACAAAATCTAAATCATAGTTATCTATGTTAATATCGGTCTCTTCGTAAAACTCTCTATATGCAGCTTCTTTAGTTGATTCATCTTTTTCAATGTGTCCTGAAGGAATTGACCACATATTAGGGTAAGATGACTTGCCGTTTCTTTTGCACAACAAACATTCACCGTTAACTTTAACGACCACACCACTCAACCTTTTATAATTTTCCATATTTATAAATAATCATGAAAGTTAAAATAGACGATAACACCTTTAATGTAAAGGTTATGGACGATTACCGTAAACGTGCTGAGGGTATGATGAACAAAACTTTTAACGAATATTTTAACGGTATGTTGTTTCTGATGACCGACCATACTAATTGTTTTTGGATGAAAAATTGTATAATACCTTTAGATATTATCTACATTGACGACCAAATCATATCAAAGGTTCACCACAATTGTCCACCATGTGTTGATGAAGACTGTGAGAGTTACTGTGGTAGAGGTTATATTATATTGGAAATTGAAGGTGGTACTTGTAAAAGTTTTAATATTAAAAAAGGAGATTCTGTTAAGTTTCTCGTTGATTAATTTTCCTTTTTACTTTCCTGAATTTTTTCCTTTAAGACTTTAAAGAACTCTTGTCCAATCATCTTAACAAATTTGATGTATGGTGCGTCATCTCTTTCAGGGTCATATCTATATGGTCCTGATGGTGGTCTTTGTGCTCTACCCAAATAATTAAGTCCCGAAATATTGGTAATACATTTGTGTCCACCTGAATTGGCTTGAATCAAATCCCAAGCATTTACACCAATCTTATCCAACAATTTCATTTCAGGTTCACTTAACTCTGAGAATGGTTTGTCAATGATTGTTTTTAAACTATCTAATATTTGTTCTCCATTATCCATCATCATAATCTTACCACCATAAATGGCATCAAAATCTTTGAATGTGAATCCAACTGATTCTGTACCCATACCTGATTCTGCAATGTATTTGATTGTTGATAATGGAATTGTTCTATCTTGAAGTTGTGCTTTCCACTTATTCAAAACCTCGTCTTTAACTTCTCCAAGATTTACACCTTTGAGCTCTCTATCTTTTTTGAATGGATTACAAGATGCTTGTACCAAACCCAAAGGCCACATGATAATCAAAAAGTCCGCCTCAGGATTGTTTCTAAAAGGAGTATATCTGTCGTAAGAACCAGTACCTTTCAAAGTTCCCATACCATATTGAAGAATGATTCCATCTTCAACTTTCACATTTCGGTGATTTGCCATTGAGTCCATATAGTCTTTGGAATTTCTTTGGAGTCTTTCAGGTGTCTCGCGAGTGTTCACACTCATCCAAGTCTTTATGTTATTAAGAATTGAATAAAGTGACGGCTCAGAGTCCATCACTAAACTCTCTAAGAAACCTTTTTTGTTTTTAAACGCCAAGAGTAATTTGTTAGTCACTAACCCTAACAACATTTTGTTTCTCGCCAAACCTTTTTCCTTGTCTAATCTAAATAAAAAGTTAACAACTTCTTTTGTTGTTAAGTCATATTTTGCAAAATCAGCAGAGTCAACAGTAGAAATCAACAGAATGTCTGAACTTGGGAACAATTCTTTTGGTGAAATTATTTGAGATATAGTCTCAACATTTGAACGGGCTTGTCTAAATGATTTTGAAGCATCTTTTTCAGCACCTACTTGAGTATCGTGGTGGTCTGTATGAATAACAAACATCGGTTTACCGTGAGCAAAATCTACTAACACGGGCATTACATCACCACTAGCATCAGGTTTCTTTACTGCAAACTCTTTTTCACCATATTGGATAACCTCAGAATCTACAACATCAATACCATTATCCTCAAGGTATTTCTTCATAGCAATTGCTGTGGTAACACCATCTAAATCTTGGTGAAAATATATTTTAGCCTTTGGGTACCTTTTTGCCAAAGCATTAATATCACGTAAACCCGATTCTTTAATAATTTTTTTCATCAATCCCAACCAAAATAATGTGCAATTTTATCAAATAAATCACCGTAATCAGAAATACACTGTTTGAATATTACTTTATCCTTGTCAGGCATCGCATCCATAGTGTCTTCACCCCACACACCATCAGCAGGATAAACATCAATCATTGACTGGTATTTGACAATTGCCTGAGCACTTTTTGATTTTGGGTAGTTACCGATTGAACCGTCAATTTTCAACGGTTGACCGGCATCATCCCTAACACCTTTTTTATTTAAAAAACATTGGATTCCACAATTGTAATTGTATCGTTCAATAGTGGTCATACCATTATTGAAATCTTCTTTCAAATATTGTCTTGAGGTTGCTTCAATGTGCATGCCAAGAATTCTACTCTTTTCTTCCTCTGTTATTACAAACTTTTTCATATTAATATTTAAGAGTTAATAAATATTTTAATTTGTTAACTAATCTTAACATCTCATCTCTAAGATTTAATAAATCAGTATCAAATTTTGAGTTCAGACCTTCAGTCATTGAAAACAAAAACTCACATATTCCATCAATAAAATTTTGCATAGATAATTTATTTATATCTTGAAACATTATTGAAAATTCTGCAGGAAACTCAGGTCTCCCATATTTTCCCATCATGGCTTCAACAAAGTCATCAATCAAAACACCTAAACCTTCGTAAATGTCTCCGTATGCTTTATGTTTAGCATCAAACGTAGTTTGCCAATGTAAAAATCTAAATTGATTTTGAACTTGGACTAATTTTAAAATATATTCTTCTTTCATTATACTGGACTCATTAATCTTGTTAATGCTGACGTAATCGGCGACATGGATATTTTTTCACCCGTAGCAGCTAAACTCTGTGGTGATACTTGAGTTGTTGTAGTTCCACCCAACTCAGTTTTTAATGCTTCTTGACCTTCAGGAGTTGATTCATACTGTTTCATCGCAGCTAACATCTGTTCCTTACTCATCATACCTGAAAGTTCTTCAGGTCCAACAAAATTACCAAGACCTAAAAAATCCAAAAATCCGAGATAGAATTTTGTTTGACCCATTAGTACTCTTGTTCTTAGAGAACTTTTCCCAAACAGGTCAGAGAATCTACCAAACCCAAGACCACCACCATAAAGGAATCTTTGAAGGATGTTTGGTTTACCTAATATTGCCGGGTCCATAAACTTTTCTCTTTTCAAAGCAGATTCTAAACCTTGAACCAATTTCATTTGTTCTTGAGGTGTTTTGTTTACCATTAAACGTCTAACACCCATGGACCTTTTTGACGCACTACTAAATAAGTTTGACCAACTCTGAAGAGCTTTTTTAAATCCTGATAATAATCCTCCCATATTCGGAATTTTATCAATTACTGTGTCAACTCTTGAAGTCCAATTCTGAGCGGTTTTAAATAATTTGTTTGCAGGTCCTTCAACTTTTTCTAACATCTTAAGATTCTTAAGAGCCAATTCAGTATTACCAGCATTAATGGCTTTTTCAGCATTTCTAAGGTACTTAGTCCCTTGACTTCCGGCTTTCATAGTTCCCATAGCAGTTTTACCAACCGCATCACCAATATATGGTACTGCAGATATTAAAGACAAAAACGCAAATAGGGTATCACCCTGTCTATAATAAGAAATGGCATTTACAAAGTCAGTAATTCCTGTCGGGTCAACAATACCCAAAATATCCAAAACATTATTGTACCACTTCTCTTCAGTTAGTCTCTGTTTTAGATTGTTAAGTTGTATTTCCGTTAATACTATTTCACCCATTTTTTGAATATAAACACTAATTATAAATACTATGATACAACTTAATATAAAGGTTGGTGACACAATTTTGATGGGTAGATTTAAAAATAAAAAGGTGATAGTAAAAACTATCACCCTTGACCAACATGGTTTACCATTGGTGAACGGAAAACCAATTTGTAATTTTAGATATACGAAAGATTAAAATGTCCAGTTTTTTTGTTAAAAAACAAGACATTTATATTATTTAGGATTTTTCAGGAAATTCTAAAACCTGTTGTCTTTTTTGTTGAACAAAGAATCCAACCCTTTCTTTTGCCACTTTAGCGTAGTTAGAACTGATTTCAATACCAATCCAACGACGGTCTAAAGTTTCTGCCGCAACCATAGTTGTACCTGAACCAGCAAACGGGTCAAGGACAATATCATTCTTATATGTGAGAATCTTAATTGCCTTGGTTGGGATGTCCATTGAGAAGGTCGCCTTTGTCAATGAACGAGTATCGGCAAAATAATTCCACTGTCCAAATACCAAATCAATAAACTCACGTTTCTGTTGTTCGGTATACATCATCTTGGCTCTCATGTTACCGTCTTTACCTTCAACCTCACCCATCTCACCAACCCATTCAGGTTGTCCTTTAACAATCTTAATATGTTTCTTCTTGTATGCCAAGATAACACACTCCTTTGGATTATAGATGTAAGGTGCCGAGGGACTCATCCATGACCCCCACGCTGTGGTACGACTTCTGTGTGGTGATTCCTCTTCAAGGTCCACAACTCCGAAGAACTTGTAACCAATCTGTTTCATAATTTGCCATATCTCACTTAACATGAAGATTCTTCCGCCCTTGGCTTGTCGGTTAATCTCATACGGGATATTTAAAGCAATCCTACCGTCATCTTTCAACACACGGTATGCTTGTTCCATCCACGACTGTGTGAATTTTGAATATTCTTCCCAAACCATATCGTCATCGTGAACATCATAATCAATCCCAACACCATATGGTGGTGATGTTACAATCAAATCTACAGACCCTTCTTCCATGGTCTTCATCACTTCAATACAATCTCCGTTTACTATTTTTCCTAAATAATTTTCTGTCATTTTAATATATTGTTACCTTATGTCCCCTAACAATAATAGGATTTTCTGTTTCAAATTCCAACCAAGCTTGATTATTATCAATAAAAGTTTTTGTTTTAACCGACACTTCAAATTCAACACAGTTGATGGAAAGTTTTTTATCCTCGGATTGTATTACCCAACCATCTAAAATTGAACCTCTTGCTGCTAATTTATATTTCATTATTCAATAACCAAACAATAATCTTCAAGGGTAATTTTTTTAGCATCACAAGTAATATGACCTGTTTCTCTACCATCATCCCTATACCCAATAGAAGAGTTTATCTGACACAGAAATTCTATTGAATCAACTTTTAAGAGTTGTTTATCAATAAACACTTTCCATGGTCTGTCTCCGTTTTTGTGGTTTGAATTATATCTTGCCTCAACCAGCATTTTCTATGTTATCAATCTTTCTTTGAAGATACCAAAGAGCCTTTTTTAAGTCTTGTAATTCTTTATCACTACCTTTCTTACCAGCCCTTGAGATATACTTCACCGTATTCCCAAGATGGAAGTCAAGTTCCCACGCCTCAATTACTTTGATAACTTCATACACATTATCCTCACCGCCATAATGAGCTGGGTGATTTACCATTTCATTACTCATTTTAGTGTAAAATAATAATCTTTAATTTTAATTGATTTAGTATAACCATGTCTAACCGAAAAAAGAGGTTCTTTTGTCCAACCTACTTTAAATCCAAGTATTGACATCCAACCATTCTTTTCACCATTCACATATGAATATAGGTATTTTTCCCCAAATTTCAAATGTGTCTCACGAGCAATCTTAGCTCTGATTTTGTACAGTTTGAACGACATAATATTTTGACGACAATGGAGATTCTATTATCAAACCTTCTTCAACAAGGTCATCCAATTCTTTTTGTGTTGTCTCTAAATCTTCCTTCAAAATGTATTTTGAAATGTAGGAGATGTGTAGAGGTTGACGTAGTTTAGAGAGTAAACTATTTAGTTTTTTTCCTTCCATAAGATTTCTTCTCTACTTCTTTTGATTTCTTTTTCTTGGTGTCTTCTTCGTGAATTACTTCCTTTTCACCGGTAGACCCCTTGAACTCTGATTTTGGAATGAAGGTCCAATAACCTGTGGACACTCTTTGGTCAGCATCTTTGTCAGATACACGAAGCATATGACCGAGAGCATACCTTCCGAATTGTTTTGTTGTTTTAATACATTTCATAGAAATAAATTTTGGTTTTGTTTTTTAAGTGTGTAAAAGATTTGGGTTTCATCATGACCCTGTTGAAATAGATTAAAAACATCAGATGATAAGGTATCCATAAAAATAAAAGCATCAACCCTCGGAGAGAACAAAGTCTTCAAATCGGAATTTTCCAAATGAACTTTCACTTTCTTTTGGTCTACGAATCGTTTTGTGAATCCCATGAAACAAAATTAGGAAATAATTTTTAAACTGTCAAACGATTCCCAATCTTCTTTTGGAACACTTTGAAGGATATACGCCAATAGTTTTCTCTTTAACATCGGAACCAAAGTCTGTTCAAATGGAAAATTCTCATTGGTATTTACCTCAAATATCGGTAACTTGGTGAAATCCACCAAGTCCTTCCACGATGTTGCATCTTTAACTAACGTGGTAACTCGTTGACCTTGAGGGTCACCACTCCATACCATATCAAAATAAATCTTGGCGTCTGATTTGGTTCTTTTCATCTTTCTGATTGAATACTCCCACAAAAATACTTGTTTCTTACTTTTGTTGGGATAATAGATGTATCCGTGACCAACCCCCATGTTGTCTTTGTTTTTCTTTAGATTGATGGTTGTTGATTCATATACTATGGACCAAATGGACTTCCCAATATTAAAGGTGTCCATCAATCTGTTACCAGAAAAAACCAATGTCTTTTCTAACTCACCAAAATCACTGTCTTGTAGTTCGGGTAACTTAAGTGGTTGAAGTTCTTTCAAAAGAATCTCATCATCACAAGATTCAAATTTCTTTTTTGTTTGTAGTAATCTTTTTTCTTTAACTAAAGATTGAACATTTGCTAAGTGAAGTGCCAACTCAACAAAATCAGGATAAATTTTAAACTCGTCAAAATTTTCCTCACATTTTTGAATGTAATTAAGTAAGGTATATTTGTTATATTCAAAATCTATTGGTTGCGAGAGCATCCAATCAGGATTTAATTTAAATGATTTTTTCTTCCTCGCCATTTACATAAGAATAAAACACCATTTTATTTATTCAACTCTTATGATAAAATAATAAACACCCTCTACTTTTTGTTCATCAACTTTACCATCATAAAGAGACATTATCTCATAACCATCACTATCAATCCACCCTTCAATCAAATCATCTTCATAAATAAAGTATGAAAGTCCTAAATCCCATTCCCTAATAAAACTTAAAGTATCGTCCATAGCATCACTTACCCTCCCATCAATCACTTGATTAATTAAATCATCAGGAAAATCACCTTCGGGACTTTCTTCTATTTCTTCTATCTTTTGCTCAAACTCATAGATGGCATTATTTTCCAATTGGGATATTTTATTTTCAAATACCCCACGTAATTCTCTTGGCGATTTTTCCATTAATTGTTGTAAATTAACAATCTCACCCCTAACTTTTTCAATCTGATAATTCAAATACTTTATTTCATTATCTTGAACATATGAAGTTTCTCTTTGTGACTTGTCCAACCAACTTTCAGGGTCTTGGTAAATCAAGTCATTATACATGTCCTCAGCATATCTTTGAACACTATCATCATCAATATAATTTTCAAGAAAATTGTTTGAGAAAAAATTTATACCTTCACTCTCAATCATTTCTTTTGCGTATTCCTCAGCAGACCACTTCACTTCTTTTTCATTACCTATAGCATATTGGCTATTATCCCATGAAGTTTCAAAAATTTCCATATTACTATAGAATTCTTCATTTTTTGGGATGATATCATACACATCATAATAATCATTAAACTCAGATAACTCTTCATCAATTTGTTCTAACTGTTGTTGTAAACTAGTCTTTAACCCTTGGGTGTCATTTTGCATTTCATCTTCAATTTGACTTTTTCTTAACTCAAGTTGTCTTTTTCTTTCTTTACCTTGTTCATCCAACGCATTTATCTCATTACTATAGACCAAATGGTCAAATAAAGCGTGCGCCATTAACCCTTCTTTAGGACAATCAGGTCCCAATTTCCAAAGGTCCTTGTCTCTTCTTAATTCCGCACTGATATTATTTACTTCTGAACTCATTACAATTGATAAATATTCGGAGATGTCTATATTTATAGTCAATAAACCTTTAATTTAGATAAACTCGTGAATTGTGGTATCTATAAAATAACTAATGTAGTAACCAATAAAGTTTATATTGGTAGTAGTTTGAATTTATCTAAAAGGGAGTACAAACATTTTTGGATGTTGGATAAAGGTTTACATGATAATTCTTACATTCAAAAGTCATATACTAAACACGGTAAAGATAGTTTTAAATTTGAAGTTATTGAGTATTGTGAGTCTTTTAAATTGATTGATAAAGAAAATTATTATATTAATTATTATAATTCAAACGATAGTCGTTTTGGTTACAATTTAGCTATCGTAAATGAGTTTAGACGAAATACCTACAATGATGAAGTTAAAATTAAATTATCAAAATATAATTTAGAAAAAAACGGAAATTTTGATAAATATTCATTAACAAATATTGAAACTAACGAGTCATTTATTTTTGAATCATTAGTTGATGGCGCAAACTATTTAATAATGAATGGATTTACCAATGGTAGTCCAAGAAATGTTAGAATGAAAATCTCAAACTCATTAAGAGAGAAAAAAGTTAATAATGGTTACAACGGTTCCATAAGAAAAACTTGTTATAAACATAAATTCAAAATAATAAACTAAATTTAAAACTAACAAATTATGGGTGGATGCGGCTGTAAAAACAAAAACAACACTAACACAAATCAGATTCAAGCGCCAGTGGTTAAACCCCAGGCTCAACCTGTTAATGAAAACATCAAAGATGCCATTAAAAGAACAGTAGAAAAGTATTACGTAAAGAAATAAACTAATCTGAGATGTTTTTTAGTGAAGGGTAGAGAAATCTACCCTTTTTTTATATTTATGAAAATATGGCGTTTATTGACTTAGTAATTCAAGATTTTAATGAAGGTGATTATGACCTTTTAGAAACCGCATTTAATGGGGATGTCAACACATTTTTTAATTATGTTAATAAAAAAGGTAAATTTGAAGAGATAATTGCCGATGATTATAATCATAACGATTATGAAAACGATTACATTCTGTGGGTTTCTAATAACAAACCAGAAATTTTCCGTAAACTTATTGAAGATAAATTATCCGATGTAACATACATTGATGGTAAATGGTATTTTATAACATCTGATAGAGGGGATTTATCCAAACTTTATTGTGATGATAGAGATATTGGTCGTAACACAATAGAATCTATATTGTCAGGTGAATATGATAGTTCTGATTATTGGGATTCAGGAATAGATGTCTATGACAACGTAATTGATGATTTAAACGACCAAAACAAACAAACTTTAATTGAAAGATTATTAGAGGAATTGAAAGATGAAGAAATCTTACCATCAACAGATTTACTAAAAGAAATTGCATCGTCTCAAGGTCATGATGAGTATGTATCTTTAGACACTGAAACATTAAGTAGAATAATAAATGATAAAAAATCTATTAAAGAAATCTTACCCGATGATTTAGAAAGTGAGTTGGTGAGTTTATACTGGAGTGCCTATAATGTGGCATATGAAGATGAACTCTACGAATCTATTTGGAGTGAACTTGATTCTATATTTGAAGGTAATGGTGAATGGACTCAAACACCTTCCCCTTATGATAAAAATAAATTTACCCAAAAATTTCAAATACCTTTTATAGATTTAGAGTCAATTGTAAAAGATTATCTTGAAGATAATCTTAGATATAAAGATAGAACCTTGGAGTATTGGGGTAATATTATTAATATAATTGATGATACACATGAGTGTTTAAGAGTTAGAGTACCTGAATATGCAGATTGGACTGAAACCAAACAAAATATCAATTCTCTTTACAACGATTACATTTCTTAAAGTAATCTTTTTTCTTTCGCCTTTACTACAAGTTTTTGAGCTCTGTCTTCAATTGAATTGATAATGACTTCTTGCTCTTTCAAAGCCTCAATACACACGGCAATCATCTCTTTGTACTTCATGGTGTAGTTGGTCTCTTCACTACCGAATACAAGTTCAGGGAAATATGGTAAAACTTCTTGAGCAATGAAACCAATGTTTTTGTGTCCAAGTTTTTCTTTATCATCCCAATTATAATAGAATTCAACACCACGAATTTTAATTAAACTTTCAAGTGCAGATTCAATAGGTTCGATATTTGTCTTTAATCTAATATCAGATGGTCCTTTAGGTCCTGTAGCACCTTGAGCACCTTGTGGTCCTGCAGAACCTGTAGCCCCTGTAGCACCTTGAGCGCCAAAACCACTGCCCGCCTTTCCTTGAGCCCCTGTAGCACCTTGAGCGCCTCCAGCACCAGGTCCTTGAGAACCTTGAGCACCTTGTGAACCTGTAGTCGGATTTGGAGCACCTTGAGCTCCTTGAGCACCAGCTCCTTCAGAAGGGAAACCTTGAGCACCTTGCGAACCAACAGCACCTTGAGCTCCTTGTCCTCCTTGTGGTCCTTGAGCACCTTGTGGTCCTTGTGAACCTTGGCCACCCGCAGCACCTGTTGAGCCACCTCCACCCTGAGAACCTTGTCCCCCTTGTGTACCCTGAGCTCCTTGACCTCCTTGTGAACCTGTGGCACCTCCACCACCAGTACCACCTTGCGAACCTTGTCCTCCTTGTGAACCTTGTGAACCTTGAGCACCTGTGGAACCACCACCACCCTGAGAACCTTGTCCTCCCTGAGAACCTTGCGAACCTGTGGCACCTTTACCTCCACCGCCACCTTGTGAACCTTGTCCTCCTTGAGAACCTTGTGAACCTGTGGCACCTCCACCACCAGTACCACCTTGTGCACCTTGACCTCCTGTCGGACCTGTGGCACCTTTACCTCCTTGAGAACCTTGTCCTCCCTGAGAACCTTGTCCTCCTGTCGGACCTGTGGCACCTTTACCTCCTTGTGAACCTTGTCCTCCTTGTGAACCCTGACCTCCTGTAGACCCTTGAGAACCTTGAGCTCCTTGACCTCCTTGAGAACCTTGAGCTCCTTTACCACCTTGAGAACCTTGTGAACCTGTGGCACCTCCACCACCAGTACCACCTTGCGAACCTTGTCCTCCTTGTGAACCTTGTGAACCTTGAGCACCTGTGGAACCACCACCACCCTGAGAACCTTGTCCTCCTTGTGAACCTTGTGCCCCCGCACCACCTTGTGAACCTTGTCCTCCTTGAGCTCCTTGACCTCCTTGAGAACCCTGAGCACCTTGTCCTCCTTGAGTACCTTGTGAACCTTGAGCACCCTGGCTACCAACAGCACCTAACGAACCTTGAGCACCCTGACCACCCTGAGCACCTTGGAAACCTTGTCCTCCTTGAGCCCCTTGATTACCAGTAGCTCCTTGCGAACCGACAGCTCCTTGAGAACCTTGTCCTCCTTGTGAGCCTTGTGAACCAACCGCTCCTTGCGAACCTTGTCCTCCTTGAGTACCTTGTCCTCCCTGAGCACCTTGTCCTCCCTGAGCACCTTGTCCTCCTTGAGTACCCTGAGCGCCTTGCCCTCCTTGTGAACCTGTAGCTCCTTGAGCACCTTGTCCTCCTTGGGTACCCTGAGCACCTTGTCCTCCTTGTGAACCTTGTGAACCTGTGTTACCTTGGGAACCTTGAGCTCCCTGTACTCCTTGACCTCCTTGAGCCCCTTGAGCACCCTGAGCACCCTGTCCTCCTTGTGAACCTTGAACTCCTTGACCCCCTTGAGCTCCTTGTGAACCTGTATTACCTTGAGTACCTTGAGTTCCTTGTGCACCTTGTCCTCCTTGAGAACCTGTTGCTCCTTGAGCACCTTGTCCTCCCTGAGTTCCCTGAACACCTTGACCACCTTGAGCTCCTTGTGAACCTGTATTACCTTGAGTACCCTGTCCTCCTTGAGCTCCCTGTCCTCCTTGAGCCCCAACTGCTCCTTGGGAACCTTGACCTCCTTGTGAACCTTGAGCACCTTGACCTCCTTGAGCCCCAACTGAACCGGGACTACCTTGTGAACCTTGTCCTCCTTGAGTACCCTGTCCTCCTTGAGCTCCAACCGCTCCTTGGGAACCTTGTACTCCTTGCGAACCTTGAGCACCTTTTCCTCCCTGAGAACCTTGAGCACCAACGGCACCTTGCGAACCAACGGCACCTTGCGAACCTTGCCCCCCTTGAGCACCTTGATTACCTGTTGCTCCTTGTGAACCAACGGCACCTTGAGAACCTTGTCCCCCTTGAGCACCTTGATTACCTGTCGCTCCTTGTGAACCAACGGCACCTTGTGAACCTTGTCCTCCTTGAGAACCTTGTGAACCTGTATTACCTTGAGCACCAATAGGACCTTGAACACCCTGAGCACCTTTAGCACCTTGAGGACCTACATTACCTTGACTTCCTTGTCCTCCTTGAAAACCTTGACCTCCTTGAGTACCTTGAGAACCTACAGGTCCAACAGCACCCTGTGAACCTTGAACACCATCAGCGCCTACCGCACCTTGAGCACCTGTATTACCCTGAGAACCTTGTCCTCCTTGAGAACCTTGTCCTCCTTGAGAACCTTGTGAACCTGTATTACCCTGAGAACCTTGAACACCCTGAGCTCCTTGTCCTCCTTGAGAACCCTGTCCTCCCTGAGTACCTTGAGCTCCTTGTCCTCCTTGAGAACCCTGTCCTCCCTGAGCACCTTGTGAACCTACACCACCAACAGCACCTTGTGAACCTTGAGTCCCTTGAGAACCCTGCCCTCCCTGAGTACCTTGTGAACCTTGAGGTCCTTTTCCACCTTGGGCACCTTGTCCTCCTTGAGAACCAACATTACCTGTTGCACCTTGTGAACCAACCGAACCTTGTGGACCTGTAGACCCAAAATCACCTTGTTTTCCTTGACCTCCTTGAGTTCCCTGAGCACCCGCAGCACCCTGAGCACCTGTTGGTCCGGTATTTGTTGTGCCAGCCCAAAGAGCATTATTAACTACAGTACCTGCAGTTGTTGCAATAGTACTAAAAACATAAAGATTGTTAAAAAATAACCTAAATTTAGGTGAGGTATTAATAACTTTAAAATAAACAGTAGTACTAACTTTCCAATCAAGTACAGCACTGGAGTAAACCCAAGTTGCCTTAGTATTATTTGTATCATACAACTCAACAGTTGCACTACCTGGTAATATAACGATATCCTTAGCCACCTATTTTTATACTTAAATCTTTAAGAAAATTATTCAATACTTCAACTCTTTTTTGGTTTTCAATTAATGCCGATATGCCAACCGAAACCAATAGCTCATATTGTAAATTCTTATAACCATATTTATCTGTCCAAACTAAATCTGGATATTTTTCTTCAATTTCTTGAGCAATAAATCCAAGGTTTACACCTGTAATTAGGTATTTGTGTTCTGGTAAATAATCTGACAATTGAGGAATGTCCTCAACCCAATCAAATTTAACACCTCTCATGCTAACAATGTTTTGTCTAACGTCTGTAAGAGGTTTAATGTTTGTTTTATATCTGGCATCTGATGGTGGTCCTTGAGCACCTTTAGCACCTTGAGTACCCTGTGGTCCTTTACCACCTTGAGCACCTGTACCTCCTTGCGGTCCTCTTTGGCCTTGAGAACCCTCGGCTCCTTGAGCTCCGTTACCACTCGGTCCTTTTGTACCAGTGGCACCTTGAGAACCTTGTGCACCTGCCGGCCCTTTTGGACCTTGAGCACCCTGAGAACCTGGTGTTGGAGGACCTGTGGCACCAAGAACACCTGTAGTTCCTTGAGCCCCTTGGTTTCCTGCAACTCCTGTATTTCCCGCGGCTCCTTGAGCACCTTGTGTGGATGACGCAGCACCTTGAGTTCCTTGGGCTCCTTGAGCCCCTTGTACCGAACTTTGAGCACCTTGGGCTCCTTGAGTTGTGCTATTAGCTCCCTGAGCTCCTGTATTACCTTGAGCACCTGTTGCACCTTGAGTAGAACCTTGAGCACCTTGAGCTCCTGTTGAACCTCCACCACCTTGTGAACCTTGAGCACCGGTGACACTACTTTGAGCACCTTGAGCTCCTTGACCTCCTTGAGAACCTTGACCTCCTTGTGCACCTTGTACAGAACTTTGAGCTCCTTGAGCACCTTGTCCTCCTTGGGAACCTTGACCTCCTTGTGCACCTGTACTAGCACCTTGAGCCCCTTGTGAACCCTGAGCCCCTTGGGCACCTGTGTTACCTTGTGCACCGGTACTAGCACCTTGAGCTCCTTGTGAACCTTGTGCACCTTGGGCACCTGTATTACCTTGAGCACCGGTACTAGCTCCTTGAGCACCTTGGGCTCCTTGAGCACCTTGTTTACCCGTAGCTCCTTGGTCACCTTGGACCGAACTTTGAGCACCTTGAGCTCCTTGTCCACCCTGAGCCCCTTGTCCACCCTGAGCCCCTGTATTAGCTCCTTGGGCACCTTGAGCACCTGTTGAACCACCACCACCTTGTGAACCCTGAGCACCCGTGACACTACTTTGAGCACCAGTATTTCCTTGTGAACCCTGAGCACCTGTTTTTCCTTGAGCACCCGTAACTCCACCTTGAGCACCTTGTGCTCCTTGAGCACCTTGTTTACCAACAGCACCTTGAGCACCTGTAATTGCTCCTTGAGGACCCTGAGTACCTTGAGCCCCTGTATTACCTGTCGCTCCTTGAGCACCTGTATTACCACCTTGAGCACCTGTGCTACCTTGAGTACCTTGAGCTCCTTGAGCCCCTTGGGCTCCCGTATTAGCACCTTGAGCACCTTGTGCCCCTTGACCACCTTGAGCACCTGTCGCTCCTTGAGCTCCCGTAGTTCCACCTTGAGCACCTGTACTACCTTGAGCACCTGTATTACCCGTCGCACCTTGTGCTCCCGTGGTTCCACCTTGAGCTCCTTGAGCCCCTTGAGCACCTGTATTACCTGTTGCACCTTGAGCACCTGTGACTCCACCTTGAGCCCCTTGAGCACCTTGTCCTCCTTGAGCACCTGTAACTCCCGTAGCTCCTGCGGTTCCTCCTTGAGCACCTATATTACCTTGGGCACCGGTATTACCTGTAGCACCTTGTGCACCCTGTACAGAACTTTGAGCACCTTGAGCACCTTGAGCTCCTTGAGCTCCTGTATTACCTTGGGCACCTTGAGAAGCACCTTGAGCTCCTTGAGCACCTTGAGCACCTGTATTACCCGTAGCTCCTTGAGCACCCTGAACAGAACTTTGAGCACCTTGAGCTCCTTGAGCACCTTGAGCACCTGTTTTTCCTTGAGCTCCCGTAACACCACCTTGAGCACCTTGAGCTCCTTGAGCACCTTGTTTTCCGACGGCTCCTTGAGCACCTGTATTAGCACCTTGAGCTCCTTGAAATCCTTGAGCTCCTTGTGCACCCGTACTACCTTGAGCACCTGTAACACCACCTTGAGCACCTTGAGCACCTTGAGCACCTTGTTTGCCTGTAGCTCCTTGGTCACCTTGAACCGAACTTTGAGCACCCACAGAACCTTGAGTACCTTGGGCACCCTGAGCACCTTGTGCACCTGTGTTAGCACCTTGTGCTCCTTGAGAACCTGTTGGTCCCTGAGCACCTTGAGCACCTTGTGCACCTGTGTTAGCACCCTGAGCACCTTGAGCACCTTTAGGTCCTTGAGCTCCTTGTCCACCTTGAGCACCCGTACTAGCACCTTGTGCTCCTTGAGCCCCTTGTCCACCTTGAGCTCCTTGTCCACCTTGAGCACCAGGAGTATCATCCGTACCACCCTGAGTACCTTGTGCTCCTTGAGCACCTTGGGCACCTTGAGCTCCTGTGTTTGCACCTTGAGCACCTTGAGCACCTATCGGTCCTTGAGAACCTTGTGCACCTGTTGGTCCGATTACATTACTTGCAGTTCCCTGACTACCTTGTGCTCCTTGAGCACCTGTGTTACCTTGAGCACCCGTGCTAGCACCTTGAGCTCCTTGAGCTCCTTGAGTACCTTGAGCACCTGTATTACCTTGAGCTCCTTGAGTGGTACTATTAGCACCTTGAGTTCCTTGAGCACCTTGTGCACCCGTTTTTCCTTGAGCTCCCGTACTTGCACCTTGAGCACCTTGAGTTCCTTGAGCACCTTGAGCACCTTGAGCTCCTGTATTA